TATTTGGTAAGTTCTTTTGTATAACAAAGGTCATTTCTGTTGCAAAGTTATAAGCCAACTTTTGTATTTCTGCCTCTAGTACAGAGGTGTCAACTGTGCCACCTTGAACCGTAGTTTGTATAACGTGACCTACTACTGCTGTGTCATACTCATCTGCTTTAACTGAATTATTTAAGGCGGTTAAACCAAACCATAATATCGTTAAAAATACTATCAATGTTTTCATAATATAAACTCCTATTAGTTATTTATAGGTACACTATACACCACCAGCACACTAAAGGCAAGCACTTTTTATAGAAAAAAAGCACTATTTTTATACATTTTAGAGAAAAATGTTCTATTTTTACAGATTTTATAGAAAAATGTTCTATTTTTGTTCTGGTTTATAGAATTGGTCGTTCCAACCAAACGCTTCCTTGACTACTGATTCGGTTAAACCCTTATATTTCTTGTTCAGTTTCTTATCTTTCATATTTAATAAGACCTCTGCGTCACTCTTATGCAAGCCTTCTAATACTTGAATAAACATAGTTTCTTTTTGAGTTTTTGTAGTTTCTGCGTCAGCGCCTTCAACAAAATGCCATAGTTTTTTTGATTCTATATTCAACATTGTATGTTCAGTACCTAATGGTGCTTCGTTAGCAATGTAAGGTGGTGTACCAGTTGGTAGTTGCCATTTGATATTAGGGTCAAATGCACCTTTAAGAATCATTCTTAAAGCCGGAGTATTGTGTTCTCTTAAAACAGCAATCTTCTTTGTTTTGTCTTTAGCGTTATTTACTTTTGTTAAAATTTCTGAAATCAACGGTTCTTGATTTGCATTGGTACCTTGACCACTCTGCATACTTTGTTTAGGCATAATACCTAGTCTCTGTTGATGTTCCATAATGTTTCTATCGTCTTGTGCCATAATTATCTCCAATTCGGTTTCTTCTATTATTTATACTTATTTAGGTACTTCTTTTTGTACCAATTGTAGTAGGTCTTATCTGTAAAGATTTCTGCTAATTCACTCGCTGGTACTTGGTCACTTCTAATACATTCAGCTAATGTCTCATACTCATAGGTATCAACCTTACGAGTCATCTTACTATTTTTGTTATTTACACCCATTGTCATAATCGTTCTATCAATTTTCTCTAGTTTAATACTTTCTGACAATGTGTTTTCTCAATGCTCTTACAAGTTCCTCTAATTTGTCTATAACTGATATAAGACTAGGGTCTGTAATATAATTTGTTTGTTCTTTTAATTTATCGTATTCTCTTAATGGTATTGTAACCGTAGATTGTTCATTCTCAAAACTTTTATCATTATCTCTATCATCAACACTTGACATAAAAACCTTTTTGTTAATTAATTGGAAAGGGCGACCCGAAAGCCGCCCTTCCTCAAATTTATGCTGAGTAAGCTACTTGCTTACCGAATACAGCAGTAATACCAGCTGCGATAACAGCTTTTGATGGTGTTCCTACTCTGTATGAAACGCCTTTTGAAGACCTATTTTCATAAATCATCATTCCTTCGTTTCTTAATTTACCAACCATTGCAGCTGGTGATTTAAGGTCGTAAGTGTTTCTCAATTGTTTCCAAGAAACGTCTGAACCTTTTGAAAAAAGATTTCTAATCTTTTCAGTTTTAGTTAGCTTTGTTCTAGCCATATTTGTATCTCCTTTAAAGATATTTGTTATTAAGTCAAACATAATTGTTCTCCTATCATTGTGTTAAGGTCACTACACCATTCAGAGTACACAGCGAACATATGTTGTGTGTCCTCCCGAATTCTTTAATCATCATCTAAATCAAAGTCTGATTCAAACATATCACCACCTTGCCTCAAATAATCTAACTCTTTTTTTAAGTCTTTAGATAATCCTGTAATTGGTCTTCCAGGTTTACTTAAAAACATATCGTAAGTAATCTTAGCAGTTCTAAAATTACCATCTTTGTTAATCTTTAGGACTACCATCTTCTCGCTCAACAATTGAGCTGGATGTGCCATTTCAAAATCTCTATACAATAAACCTCTAGCAGTATCAATAAGTATTGCAAGGTCTTTTGTAAAGTTGACTTCTTTAGTTTTTACACCAGCGTCAACAAATCTTTTTAACAAATCAAATCCTATTTCATCTACTAGAGCCTCAACATAGTCTCTAGTTTGTTTCTTTTTTAGTTCTTTAGCAAACTCGGTGTTTTGCTTATCTTCCTCGACTTTTCTTTTAATCTTTGCCTCTGGAAAGAATACAATATTGTCATTACTCAATTATTTCTCCCTTGAAATTAACTTGTTTCTTGTCTTCAAAGTGTTCTACTAACTGATTATAACCACCAATTAATTTACCGTCTATTTTGATTTGAGGCATTGTTCTAACTTGTTTACCAATGTCTTCAATCATCTTAACAGGATCCGAATCAAAGTCTTTTTCAAGAGACTTCTCTTCGTATTCCAGACCAAGGCCTTTTAACAAGGCCTTTGCCTTTGTACAAAATGTACAATTATTTTTACTGTATACTGTTATTGTCATTTTTACTATTTTCTAACACCTTGTCATAAGCAATATTAGCTTTTGATTTGATGTTGTAAGCGTCAACAGCTTCTGCAATAGTGTAGTTATACATCTTATTGTATTCACCAAGTGGTAATCTCATACCAATCCAAGCTCTGTAATAACCTTGTTTTGTTAAGGTTACATCTTGTTTCCAGATTTCATATCCTCTCACAGGTGTATTTTTAATAACATTCACCAATGTTGATTCGACCTCTGAAACAGTTGTCTTGGTATTAGTTTTACCTAATTCAGTAATAAACTGTTTACTTTGTTTGTTCATTTCACCTGCTACAATATCAGCAATCTCTGATTTAGCATACATCTTTGCTTTCTCAATAGCAAGTTGTAAGTCTGGTGATACGGAAGTTGCGACACCGAATAAACATTCTCTGTCTTTTTCTTTACCAATTAAATCAGTATCACAGGCTTTTCTTTCAGAATAATCTGACATATACCATTTTGGCACTTGATTCATTGTCTTACCGTTTTCAGACTTTATCTTATAGGTACCACCAGCACAAGCATTTAATAACAACGCCGAAGCAAGTACACCTAATATCTTTAGTTTGTTTGTTTTCATTTTTCTCATCATAAGTTTTTACTCTCCTTTACATCATATAACAATTCTTGTATAAAGTCAAGCGTGGTTTGAACGTAACCTAGCGCCTGGTCACTTGATACATCATATATTACTAATAATACAAGGGAAAGTATGATTATATTCTTAATCATTATTGGACCTCCCATTTTCCGTTAGGTTGAAGACACATTGTTCCATTTGATTTGAAAGCGTGTCCTGGTCGGCTATAGTGCCGACAATATTGAGGCATATTAGTTGTGTTGTGATAATAAAACTGAGCAAATAGGTCCCAATAACCTAGGCCATCTGCTTTTTTCTTACCATCAGCACATTCCATAACTTCCTCTTTTATTATTTCATCACCGTTTTGTTTGATGGTTACTTTAATAAAACAGTATTGACCATTGACCTCATCAGGTTCAATAGGCAAAATCTTTGTGTAAAAATTATCATTCGCTACTGCGATACCAGATATTAATAAGAACACTATCATAATAAATGTCCACGTTAAGTATCTTTTAATTATCGTATGTTTTGGTTCAAACATTTACAACTCCTAACTTTTTAAGAGAATCTTCAATCTCATAAATTTGGTCATCAAGAAAATCTAACTTCTCTTGACTATTTGTTATTTCTTTTTCGTTTTCTAAATCTATCTTTTCTTGTTTCAATCTATCTACTGTACTCATTGTGCCTTTATCTGTTTTGGTTTTTCAACCCATTGGCCATCAGGCATTTGACAAGCAGTACCAAATTTGACTTCTCTATTAACACCACCAACACCAATCAAAGGCCAACTGTTAGTAATATCAACTGTGTGGTCATATTCTATACACTTAATAGGACCTGCTCTATATGATTTTGTTGTGTGAATAATACCAGAATTGCCAGTTTTAGAATTGTACCAATTTGTATAAGATGAACCACTTGGCGTTGTATTTAAGTGGTCTACAAATACTGCATTGTGAACATCTTTGTCTGAATTGTATAACATTTCAGCACCTGCAAATGCACCGACTACAGCACAAGCGGCCGTAGCATATGGGTCTACCGTTAAGCCCATTTCTACACATACCGAAGTTGTGGTAGCTGCACCTAATCCTGCACCTAAAGTTGACCTAGAAGTGCTACAGGCCGTCAATGTCAACCCCATTATAATCATAATGGTGGTCGTTTTTAATAGTTTCATTTTCATAATCAATTTCTGCTTTCGCAACTAATAAACAATCTGATTGTATTAAATCAATTGCATTTTTAACTAATATTTTATCAGATGGCGGATTGTCTCTTAAACTTTCCGCCATATTTTTTATTGTATCTATCTTTTTACAAATAGATTTTATATTCTGTGCCATTAGTTTTTGATAAAAAGATTAGTTATCTTTTCCTTTGTACTGATAAATTGTGCTTTCATATCAGCCCAAGATTCTGCTTGGTATTCTTTTGTTTTCTGCCATTCACTCTGAGCAAAGTCTTTCGCTTTACCAGGTACAGCAACAACTGTTTCTACAAACTCTTGTGGAGTTATTGTAGTTTCATCAGCTTTCGCTTTGTTAAGTTCTAAAGATATAATAAAAATTGCAAACAGTCCTACAACTGCATACGATAAAACTCTATCCATAACTTTTTTCATTACTTTATCCACTATTTCCTCTATCTGTTCGTTGTTTAAATTATCTGACACTTACGCCTTCGTTTGCTTTTTTCTCTTGAAGTTCAATATCAGATATTCTCATTTTTTCAGCATATGACATACCAAAAACTTTGTTATAAAAATAGTCTAGTGGACTAACTGATTGGTAACCGACTAAAAGGTTATCAAATTTCACATCTATACCATCATAATATTCGGGGTGTTGTTTTTTTAACTCAATATGGTCTCTACAAAACTGTACTCTGTTTGTATAATAATCATTTAATTTATCAAGCATAGATTTTTTCTTACTAAGCTTGACATCTTTTTCTTTTGCAATTTTAAACTCTGCAAACAAGTTCTCTTTATCATATTTGAACGACATACTATATAACCTCCCAAGGTTGTTTATTAATATTCACTTACTATACCAGAAAACTCTTAAAATGGCAAGCCTAATAATAATCACGTAATTACTCGCTTTTTCTACAAATTAAAGCGCCTAGGATGCGCCAGGATAGACGAATCAATGTCTTTCGTACATACCTGTAGCCTCTGGAAACGGTAAATCGTACTGTTCCTCAACTTCAGATTGTCCTTTAGAACCCTCTAATTTGTTTTCATTTTCAAGCCAGGTCTCAAAGACCTTAACTTCATTTTCTTTGTAGGCGATACATTCGTCAATCAATTTGATTGCACCTGGCATATCACCATCTACCAATTTTGTTTTAATTTTTTTAAGGTCATCAACCATTGCTAAAATTTCATTCATCATACTTTCCTTCCTGCTGTCTTCAGGTCTGATTTGTTTACCACCATATATGGTCCTTTATTATATGCCGGCACGATTGTAAAGTTTTTACTTGCTTCTATCTTCCAAGAGTTATCTACCTTTGTACCATTACCACAAATCTTATTTGATGTTTTCGGTAAGTCTTGTAATTCTGATAAATCTATTGTAGGATAATAACCCCTATTATTACTTATCTCTCTTGATTTGATAATGTTACCACTATCATTCACATTTAAACCTAATGACCTCATCCACTTGATGTGTTTGGTCATAACCATTTGTAATGATTGTTCTTTACTTACTTTTGCTTTTGGCATTTGATTCATCTTCACTTGACATTAATAAAACAATATAGTGTACAGCTTTTAACAAGTCTGCTCTATTACGACCGGCTTTCTTACCAAACCTTGCAAGATATTTGATTGCATTGGCTTGACAGAAATCTTTGTCAATACCACAAGACCTCAATAAGTCTTGTACTTGTACACCTTCTTTGACTTGAGCATAGTGTTCACCATACGTAGATTCTATGTATGTACCTATTTCTTTTAGTATTTTAT